TTTGCCTGTTGTCAACTGCTGCGGAGTAACTTACACTTGCGTTACCCCGATTGGGGTAAGGCCCAGTCGCTCACGGGGGCGAAAATTTTACACTAGGAAATTTTTATGATGAAGAACGTAATCCAGATTCTGTATGTGCATCCGATCACCGGAACGTCGCGGAAAACGGGTAATGCCTACGACATGCGTGCCGCTCAGTGTGTCATCGAGAAAGTGGACGCGAACGGTCAGCCCGCGCCGATGATCGGTGAATTGATGTTGCCGGATGCATACAAAGACATTACGCCAGGGCGCTATGACGTGGAATTTGAGATTGCGATCGGCAGCGACAAGCGTGTCGGTTCGCGGGTCTCCAAGATGACTCTGATTCCGCGTGGAGGTAGTGCAGCTGGTGCAGCAGCTGCCGCAGCGGGCCAGACTGCGAAAGCCTAAGAATGCCGGTTTGTGCTCGGGCGGTGCAACAGTCGGATGGGACTTTGTTGCTCGCTCTAGACCCAACCAATACCAACCTCTCGACTTGTCAGTACGTAGTCGAGAACGGGGCAAGTAATGCCTGGCGTGAGCTGGGCCGCATGGGACTCCAAGATGCTCAGCAGATCGGCTTAAGTGTTGGTCTTTTATGGGCGACGGCTTGGGTGTTCAAAACGATCGCGAGGGCAATCCCCTCGCACAACAACGAAAGCGAAACATGAAAAAGCAAATCCAAAACCTGCTGGTCCTGAAACAACGTTCCGCCCGTGCTGCTGTCGTCGGCCTGGCCGCTGCTGCTGCACCCTTCATGGCCCATGCGGCTGACGGCGATATCGACACGTCCGCCATCATCGCCAAGCTGACCGCAGCTGGTACCGCATGCGCTGCGATCGGCGTGGCCTACCTGGTCGTCGTCGTCGGCGTCAAGTCGTACAAGCTGATCCGCTCGGCAATGTAATCCGTCGCCTGCTGGTGACACTGGGGCGCTTCGGCGCCCTTTTTTTATACGGGTGATTTATGGCAATCGTTCTCCTGGTTGGTATCGTCGGCTTCTTCTGGATTCTATTCAATGATTAAGCGAATTTTATTTCTGCTGCTCTTGTTTTTCGCAAATGCGGCGTTCGCCGGTGATGTCTGGTGGGGGCAGAATACCGGTGGTGTCGCTTACGGTGACCTTGATGCTGCGACCGTATGTAAGGAATTGCAAGCATCTAATGGCGGTGGTTGGACTTTCACGACTGTTACTATTGTCGGTGATAACGGTGGTTGTAACGGAACAAAACAACCTACGTATCCTAATCCTCGTGAATACATGAGCATTGTTAAAAATACGTGTCTAGGTTCAACACCTTATTTTGATAAGACTACAAAAAAATGCGTAGCTAAAGCTAGCCCGCCGCCTGTTAGCTGTGAAAAAGGTACTAAGACCTCTGAGTATTACGAGTCGATTGCTAACGGACCGCCTTCGAATGTCGGCTTTCCCTACTGTGCATCGAGCGGCTGCGGAATTCTTGTGAACTATGTCGGAGGGTGTGTTGGTGGTGGTGGTGTCAGCGCGTGTTTGTTCAAGGGGGAGACCACTGGAACGGTATGCAATGCGCTAAGTGCTAACCAGCAATCCACCAACTGGGGTATGGGCAAAGAGACCAAACCGGCCGGTGCAACTGCTCGGGTAGACATGCCTCCGACAAGGGCGGCTAGTGACGGCGCTAAATGCCCTACAGGCTCAGTGCAGGGTGGTGTTGATAGTTCCGGTATCGCTATTTGTATCGGGCGTGGTGCGGACCCTGAAAACGCAGGTAGTGCACCTCCCGTTACCACAAAGGCTCCAGTGACCACCACCAATTCCGACGGGTCTACCACCACGAAACAGGACGTGGTGAAGACCAACGCTGATGGGTCTACCACTACCACTACCACCACTACCGTAAAGGGCGCTGACGGTTCTACGTCGGTGTCGGGTGAGACGGCCACGAGCAAGACCCCTGCCGGCACCGATGGCAAAGCTGATACCCCTGATAAGGCCAACCTCTGCAAAGACAACCCTACCCTTTCCATTTGCCAGAACTCGGAGGTGTCCGGTAAATGCGAGGAGACGTCTTGCAAGGGGGACGCGATCCAATGCGCAACGCTTCGGGCGGCGGCGGCGATGCAATGCAAGATGAAGAAGGACGACGAGGACTTGAAGGCGTACAGTGCGTACACCTTGGGCGCTGCGGCCGCCGCCGGGAATGACCCGATGAGTGGAACGCTGCCGGTGCCGGGTAAGGGTGAGGTTGTGCAGATGCGTAGTATCGAGACCGCTGGATGGCTCGGCTCTGGAGCCTACTTCAAGGATAAAACCATCGACCTGGGCGATGGTAAATCGCTCGTACTGCCATTATCCAAAACAGCAGATGTTTTAATTGCGCTGAGATATATTTCAATGATCGTTGCATCCCTGGTCTGTTTCAAAATCATTCGCGGTACTTTTTCATCTAGTGGAGTTTAGAAATGCCATTCCTTATGTCATTGCTGGGCGGATTACTGTCTATTGCAGGTTCCATGGTTGGGAGGGTATTGCTTGCCCTCGGAATTGGATTCGTAACTTACAAGGGCGTAGATGTTAGTACTGCGTTTCTAGTCGATCAAATAAAATCCAATATGGCTGGGCTGCCGATCGAGATACTAAACTTCTTAGCCTTTTGCTGGGTGGATAAAGCTCTCGGTATGATCTTCTCCACCTGGACTGCCTGTATAGCGGTATCGGGGTTAGCTGGGGGACTCACGAAATTCAAGATTAAAGGTGCCGCATGATTGAGCTAATTACCGGATTGCCCGGCAACGGAAAGACTCTGTATACAATCGGCCACGTCAAGGCCTGGGCAGAGAGGGAAAACCGTGCCGTCTACTATCACGGGATTCCTGAGTTAACGCTGCCGTGGGAGAACCTGGTCGACGCGACGAAATGGATGGAGGTTCCGCCAGGTGCAATTGTGGTTATCGATGAGGCGCAAAAAATCTTTCGTAACAGGTCGCTCGGCGCGACGCCTGGGAAGCACGTCACCGATCTGGAGACGCATCGCCACCTCGGTATCGACCTCGTCATGTTGACACAGCACCCAAGTTTGATTGATCCGGCGATTCGGAGGCTTGCAAACAGCCATCAGCATTTGATCCGCATATGGGGCATGGAGGCCTCGACGGTGCATAAATGGGCCGCCGTAAAGGACAACTGTGACAAGCCAGCTGGTCGACGTGATGCAGAGTCGAAGAAGTGGGCGTTCGACAAGTCGCTATACGGGGTCTACAAGAGTGCCGAAGTGCACACAATGAAACGGTCGATACCGTTGCGGGTCAAGCTGATGGCTCTAGTGCCGATCTTGTTGGCTGGGGCGGGATACATGGCGTATCTAGGTTTCAAGGGCGTCGGACCTGGTGAGCCGCCGCGGCCTGCAACCTCGTCGGCGTCGGCCGTGCCCGTGTTGTCGTCGAATAACACAAACATGAACACAAACACGACTCCGGGGCGTCGGCCGGCCGATCCCCTCGAAGATGCCAAAGACTACGTGTGGAAGGAAACACCGCGCGTCGTTGGGTTGCCGCAGACTGCTCCGAAGTATGACGCGTTGACGGTGCCGACTAGGGTGCCAGTGCCGGCCGCATGCCTCCAGGTCGGGTCCGTGCATGACAGGAAATCTGTTAGTTGCAAATGCTATACGCAGCAGGGCACGCCGATGGCTGTCGACTTCAACATGTGCATCGAATTTGCCCGTAACGGCTTCTTCCAAGATTTCGACCCCGACAAGGACCGCCAGGCGGCCTCCAGGACGGAAACGAGTGTGAGGGTGATGGAGGGGCGCCCGGAGGCCTCGGTGCCTGTCAGAGCCGCTCAGGACGGCCCCAGGGTCGCGCTCCTTCCTGGTGAACACATGGGGCCAGCTCGTAGCGTGAAGGACCAGCCGATGGAGTCAACCATACAGGATGGTCCGCCGAACAACAGGGCTACGCGGGCTGCAGCCGGGGCCACCGTTGCCGGGATCTAGCGGGCCGAACATTGTTAGGTTGATTTCGTCTCGAGGATCCACCTGCAGGAGAAAAAGTGCTTCACCTGGTCGAAGAAAATTCGGTCTGCGCGGGTAGGCGATGTACAAGCGGCCCGAAGGGCAAAATCTCTGTGGGCCAATAGAAGTCGGTGGTGGCTGTTGTAGTAACAGCATCCGAAGTAGTGGGGCATCGGAGCGAGGAGCGACAAGACTACAGAGTTTTAGCGGGTAGTCCGGTTAGAAATTTGTACCTGGTCGCTTCACGTCCTCCACCTGCCCCATCCTAAAAAACTCGTAGTAAAAGCAACCCTTACTGAGGCTTATTTGTGATCGTTACGCAAATGATCCTGCGAGGGTTTGGCGGTCGCGGAGCGCCGCGAAGGTGAGCCCCTGCGAGCCGAGCGGCGCGGAGCGCCGCTAAACTTGTAGTGGGAACACTTAACGAATGGAAAGTCAAAAAGAACACATCCGTTAATTCCCGTGGTATAAATAAAAAAGCCCCGAAAGCGTTGGCGCGCTCCCGGGGCGTATCGATTAACTGATTGCAGCAGGTAACCGAATGAGCAGATTGGACACTACTTCTCTAGTGTCGTCAACCGATATGGTTGGTGGCATCTCAGCTGTCAGACCCGACTGGTGGGTCGATGATGGTATCAAGAACACTTGGCAGGACACTTACACGGCCCGCAGGCTGGTTTTTCCTGATGGACAGTGTGAAGTGACCGTTTCGAAGGAACGGTTCTTCATCGGGCCAGGAATGCAGCCTAAACCGCGTGCGGCCCGTGGTGAGTCTGAGAACCGTGAGGCGTCGGAGGAGTTCGCGGCGCGTCGTGCTCGGAAGACTGTCCGCCATAGGTGCAAGGCCATTGGCGCCGACCGGCTCGTTACGCTGACCTATCGTGAAAACATGATGGATCGCGCACGGGCCCTGAAAGACTTTGACAGATTCCGTAGGCGTCTGAGCAAGGCTCAAGCCTTCCACTACGTTGCCGTCATGGAGCAGCAGCAGCGGGGCGCTATCCACTTCCACATCGCTGTGCGCGGTCGGCAATGCTATGCGCTGCTGCGGTCGATCTGGCAATCCGTGCTCGGCCAGGACGAGGAGGGGCGGCAGCGGGGGCAGGTCAATGTGCGTGACCCGCACCGGTTCGGCTTCGGCCAGACTGGCCACCACAAGTTGGCCAGCTACATCGCGAAGTACTGCGGCAAGCAAATGGATGTGCGTGACCTCAACGAGAAGCGGTATTTCTGTTCGCGTGGCATTGTCATTCCCGAGGTGGAGCGTTGGCGTCTGCCTGGGGTCACGAACATGCTCGATGCTTGTTTAGCGGCGTACGATGCGGCCACCGGCCACTCGCTGAGGGGGTTGCAGTCGTGGTGCAACAACAGTCTAGGTTTTGTATATCTTGCTACGGAACCAGGTTTTGTGCCCATAGAAAATATATGTCCATTCTGAGACTATTGGTGAGATTTCGCTAACTTTCGGTCGTTATACTGCCGCTGCGTTTCGGCAAGAGTGCGGAACCCTGTAGCGAGGTCGACGCCTGCGGCTTCCACTATCTTCAGGCCGTTCCAGCAGTCTGGTACGCGTTCTCCGCTCGCGTACCGTTGAAATGTGGCAAGAGGAATACCAAGAGCATTAGCCGTCGCATTTACTGAACGTCCCTGCAACGCCATCTGTATCAATTCTGAGTAATCCAAAATTTTGCCTGTTGTCAACTGC